GAATGGGGTAACCGAGGTATACACCTTTGGAAAGTTAAAAATCACACACAAAGTTTGACTGCAGGCACAACAGAATATACTGCACCTGCTGATGCATCTGATGTATTAGAGGTAGTATTTAGAAGTTCAGATGGCTTGACTGATACAAGCATGACAAAAATATCAAGATCAGAATATGAAAATTTACCAAACAAACAATCACAAGGCACACCAAGTCAATATTATGTAAGAAGAGAATTATCAGCAGTAAAGATTAAATTATATTTAACACCAGATACAACAGGAACTAATATTAATTATTTTTATGTTGGTCGTATTGAAGATGCGGGAGCTTATACAAATACCGCAGATGCTCCGTATAGATTTTTACCATGTCTAGTATCTGGACTTGCTTATTATACTTCACAGGAAATTGCACCACAACTTTCACAAGAGTTAGAGAGAAGATACGAAGCTGAACTACAAAGAGCTTTAACAGAAGATAGTCAATCAACATCAGTTAATATTGTTCCGCAAAACTTCTATCCATCGGGGTAAGATATGGCATTTGCATCAGGTCGTTTTTCAAGAGCCATCTGTGATAGATGTGGACAGGAATACAAGTATCAAGATTTAAAAAAAGAATGGAATGGTTTGTTTACATGTCCAGAGTGTTATGAACCAAAACATCCACAACTTGATCCGCCTTATCATCCACCAGATCCCGAAGCTTTAAAAGATCCAAGAGTAGAATCAAATAAAATATTAAAAGATGATTCACCTACAGGTCCTGACGATGCAACTTTTGATACGTTTTCACAGCCTATGCCAATGACTGTTTTTTTAGGTGAACCAGGAGATAGTGCATTTCTTACGACTAGACAAAGCACATCACCAGCAGATGGTTCTAACCCAACAGATTCTAATAGCATGTTACCACAAACACCTCATAAAAAACTTCTTGTACAATCAAAAATTGGTGCTGTTACAATATCTACTGTTAGTACAACTACATACACGGTTACCGTAGGTAGTAAATCTGGTGGTGGTAATGCATTCTATATAAATGGAGTGGAAAGACCGTCTATTAGTATTAGCGAGGGATCTGCAGCGATTTTCAACTTAAGTGATAATACTGTTGATTCTCATCCTTTTTATTTATCAACTACTTCTGATGGTAGTCATAGTGGAGGCTCTGTTTACACCACAGGGGTCACATTTAAGATAAATGGATCTGCAGTATCACAATCTGCTTATGCTAGTGGCTATGCCTCAGCAACGACTAGAGCTTTAGAAATAACAGTAGCATCTAGTGCACCAACACTATATTATTATTGTAGTAGTCACTCAGGTATGGGTAACTCAATTAGTACACCATGAACTATAGCGAATTATTAGACAATGTAAGAAACTACACAGAGGTAGGCTCTGATGTATTATCCAATACAGTAATAAACGTATTTATTACAAACGTTGAAGATAAGGTACAAAAACAACTTGATCTTGATGCTTTTAGAAAATTTGCTACATCATCATTTACAATTGGCAGTCCTTTTTTAACTTTACCTGAAGATTTTGATTTTGAAAGAGGTGTACAAATAGTTGACTCAAATGCAGACAGATCTTGGCTAGAGCAAAGAGATACGACATTTATTGACGAGTACAATGTTGATCGAGCTAATAATACTGGAACTCCAAGATATTATGCTAACTGGGATCAAAACACATTAATTGTTGCACCAACACCAAATGCTGCTATCACAGTAGAGCTTTGGTATAATAGGACTCCTGAAAGACTCGGTGATGGAACTTCAGGCACAGCAACAACAACCTATCTTTCTAACAATGCATCAGAAGTTTTAATTTATGGCACAGTTGCGGAGGCTTTTTCTTACTTGAAAAATCCTACATATGTGCAATTATACGATCAAAAGTACAATCAAGCTGTACAAGGATTATCTGTCACTCAAATGGGCAGAAAACGAAGAGACGAATACGCAGACGGAGTCCTGCGTGTGCCGTTACAATCAGTGGCTCCAGGAGGTAAATAAAGATGGCGATTACACAAGCGGTATGTGATAGCTTCAAAAAGGAGTTGTTAGAAGGTGAACACGACTTTCGTTCCTCTGGTGGAGATCAATTTAAATTAGCTTTGTATGGTGCTTCTGCTTCTTTAAGTAATACAACAACTGCATATACAACTTCTCAAGAGGTAAGTGCTTCTGGCACATATTCTGCAGGTGGTGGAAACTTAACAAGCACTGGAGCAGGAAAAACAAACAATACTTCATTTATTGATTTCAGTGATATTAGTTTTACAAGTGCAACTATTTCAGCACAAGCTGCTGTAATTTATAATTCTAATAACTCTGCTACAACAAATACAAATGCAGCAGTTATGGTATTAGATTTCGGTGCAGTTAAAACTTCAACATCAGGAACCTTTACAGTACAATTCCCTACGAACGATGCTTCTAGTGCAATTTTAAGAATCACTTAAAATTAACGCCAGGTAAAGCGTTATGTTTTTTGGTAAAACCACATTTGCTGAAGATTCATTTGCTTCACAAGGCATAAAAGATGTAAGTGTTTCAGTTACGGGCCAAAGCCTATCTACGGCTATTGGTAATGAAACTGCGTTTTCAAATGTTGTAGTAACCCCTACTGGTATTGCAGTAAGTTCTACTCAAGCCTCAGTTACAATTTTCTTACCTGATGTCACTGCAACACCTTCAGGTGTATCTATCGCAGTACAAAATATCGGGTCATATTCAGTATCAGCGGGTGGTGAAATTACCACCATTGTTGGATCTGAGAGTTTAATTAATACAAGTGTTGGCACAGCGACAGTACAAACGAACGTAGTCAATCAACCATCAGGCATAGCTTTAACCACAGCACAAGGAACTGCAACACAATCTAGTGCGGTTGTCGCTCAACCCACAGGAATAGCAATGACCACAGCTCGTGGTTCAATATCATTCACTAGTGACTTAATTGTTGATCTAACAGGAAATGGTCAATCGTTATCTACTGCAATTGGCACTGAAACATTTAGAGGTGATGTCACTGTAACACCGACAGGTATAGCTTCAACATTGACTATTGGCACGGCAGTTGCGATACCAAGTATTACTGCAACACCAACAGGCATAGCCATGACTACCACACAAGGTACGGCAGCAGGTGTAGCTGTCACAATTGCTGAACCTAGCGGTATTGACATGACGGTGACTGTTAGAACACCAGGTGTCTTAGCTTGGTCACCAGTGGTTCCAGGTGCAACAAATTCATGGACACCAGTAGATGACAGTAATACAAATACATGGACAGAAGTAGATGACAGGGAGGTAGCTTAATGCTATAAAATATCATGGCTTTCGTAATTAATGACAGAGTAAAAGAAACAACAACAACCACGGGAACAGGAGCTTTCGCTCTTGGTGGTGCAGTTCAAGGATTTGAAACATTTGGCACAGGTATTGGTAATAACAATACCACATACTATGCAATATTTAATCCAGGTACTTCAGAGTTTGAAGTAGGATTAGGCACATTAGATGCAGATAGCTCAGATTTAGCTAGAACTACAGTTATATCATCGTCAAACAGTGATAGTGCAGTAGATTTTACTGCAGGTACAAAAGACATATTCTGTACAATGCCAGCTTCAAAAGCTGTTATTGAAGATGCAAATAATGATGTAAGCATTGGTAATCATTTAACAATTGGTTCTCAACTAAGAATGCCTGACAATACATCAGGTAAAATTTTAGTAGGTGATGGCACCAGCTATCAAGAAGTTGCAGTATCTGGTGATGCTACTTTAGCAAGCGATGGTGCATTAACAATATCAGGTGGTGTATCACAAGGCTTTGTTATTGCCATGAGTGTAGCGCTCTGATACAAATATGAATAGGAGATAATTAAGTGGCCCAAGATTTTGAAAGAAAAATACCTTTCAACAGTTCTGGTGATATAGCCATTGGCACAACCGCAAGAACTGTAATGACATCAAACAGTGATGACACCATTATTGGTATTAGATTAACTAATATTACAAATGCAACTATCAAAGCAAACGTTTATGTAACTAGCACTGCAAGTGGTGGATCAGCCGATTCATTTTTAGTTTATCAAACTCCAATTGCAGCAGGTGGTCAATACGAAGCCATAGATGGTGGATCGAAAATAGTCCTTCAGTCGGGCGATGTTTTGAAAATACAAAGTGATACCGCAGCAAGTCTGCATGGTTGGGTTTCCTTAATTGATAGTATTAGTACATAGGGGTTAGCATGGGGTATCTTGGTAATCCAGTCACAAAAAATTTCACAACCACCACATCAGTTCAAACATTAACAGGTGATGGGTCTGTATCTTACGCACTTTCTGCAGCAGCAGCCGTGCCAGAAGACATTGCAGTTTTACGTAATGGCGTGCGTCAGAAACCAACAACTGACTATTCAGTAAACGGTGCGCAAATTACTTTTACTACAGCCTTAGCATCAACTGATTCTTGTTTTGTTATTTTTTTAAACGGTATTTTATTAGATCAAAACACACCAGGTGCAAACAGCATACAACCAAGTATGATGACATCATTTAATGGTGTATATCAAAATTTACAAACAGTATCTGCAACAACAACTATTGCATCTACCGATAACGCATTTTTAGCAGGTCCTGTAAATTTTACAGGCACCGTCACAGTGGAGGGTAATCTTACAGTCGTATGAGTACACTTGAGGTAAATAAAATTACACCTGTTTCAGGTGGAACAACAGTTACCCTTGGTAATAGTGGCGACACTTTTAATCTTGCTAGTGGAGCAACTGCTGGTTTCGGTAAGATTGGTCAAGTAGTTCAAGCTATACAAAAAGATGATGTTTTAATAAATACTTCTAGTGAAGTAGATATATCAGGACTTTCTGTAGCAATAACACCTACTTCTACATCTAGTAAAGTGTTAATCACATGGAGTGTATATTTTAATAATGATAGTGGCGAAAATTTTAACGCAAATTTAAAAAGAGGTTCTACTGCTATTGGTCAAGGAAATTCTGGAACTGGTGGTCAATGTACTTTTGCCTTTGCAACAGCAAACATGAACAACTATTGGTTATTACATGTAGGAGGTAATTTTTTAGACAGTCCATCAACAACATCTGAAACGACATATAAATTAACTGCTTCACCAAACAGTGGCACATATCAAATGTATTTTAACAGAACGGCAAGAGGAGGATCTGCTGATCCACTCACATCATCAACAATAACAGCTATGGAGATCCTAGCATAATGGGAACAATATTTGTAGATAATTTAGAACCACAATCCGGGACTAGTTTAACACTAGGAGCTAGTGGTGATACAGTACAAGTCGCTTCTGGTGTGACTAATAATCTTGGTATCAGTGAAGCAGATACTTGGAGATTAAATACTTCTTTTAATGTGGGTAACACCACTTTTAACGACTTAACTTCAAATTTAGAAAGAGATGATAGCACAGGTTTTGGGTATATAGGAACAGGCATGTCACAGAGTGGAGGTTATTTTACTTTTCCTTCAACAGGTATTTGGCTTATTATGTCTACTTGGGTTATTTATGATAACGCCAATGTTACATGGTTTGAGGGTTTTACAAGAACAACAATAGACAATGCTTCTTATGCAACAAGAGTACAGTGTTCAGCCACAGGAGGTTTTTACTCAAATGGTAGTTTTGAATCTTCTGCAAGTGGTTCATGTTTATTTGATGTAACTGATACTTCTCAATGTAAATTACAATTTGGTTATCAATCAAGCGATAGTGGTACAAATGTTTATGGTGGAAACACAGCCAATGTTACGCATTTTCAATTTATAAGATTAGGAGATACATAATGCGACCAACACATATAGAAGATTATTTAATGTCTTTGCATTCTGGACAATGGTTTGGGTGGACTAATAGTAAAAACAAAGTTTATGAAAATTTAATTTTAACATCAACTATTTTTGATAGTGAAAGTAATAGTATGATTTCAAATCCATATATTAAACCCACAGAACAAGAATGTATTGACGGACTAGCACAGTTACAAGCTGACTATGACCAAGCAATCATTGATAGAGAAAATAAAAAAGCATCTGCTAAACAAAAACTCCAAGACTTAGGATTAACAGTAGATGAAATCAAGGAGGCTTTCGGTATATAGATGTCAAAGATACTCGTAGATACCATCGACACTCGATCAGGAACTTCTACCTTAACATTGGGTTCATCCAATGCAGGTACGATTGCCTTGGGTAGTGGTGATGTACAAAGTAACTTTAATAATCCTGCCTTTTTAGCATACCTTAGTGGTGGCTCAAGCGGTGGCTCAGTTAGTAATTTGACAGCTACACTAGTAACTTTAGATACAGAAGTTTTTGATACAGATGGTAAATTCGATACATCTAATGGTCGTTTTACACCTGGTATAGCAGGTAAATATTTTTTATATGGTGCAGCTAGATTTCAATCAGAAGCCGACTTTAATCCATTTGAAGTAGCTATTTATAAAAATGGAAGTTCTGAACTTGCAAGATATCAAGATGCACATCGTCATTATACTGTTGCTCATATATGTGTTGTGGCAGATTTAAATACAACTGATTATATAAATTTAAGAGTTTATCAAGGGAGTGGTGGTGCTTTACAACTTTCGGGTTTTCAAAACGTCACCTTTATGGGAGGTTTTAGAATAGGAACATGAGTACATTAAAAGTATCAACAATCTCGCCTCTTGGCACAGATTCAACAAAGACGATTACTATTGGTAGTCACTCAAACGGTGATACAGCAGCGGGTGTATTTACTAACACCCCTAGTTTTTCTGCTGAACAAGCGGGTAATCAAAGTATATCCAACGACTCGAATGTAAAAGTAGTTTTTGATACAGAAAACTGGGATAGTGATTCTGCATTTGATTTATCAAATAATAAATTTGTAGTTCCTACAGGCAAAGCAGGTAAATATTATTTACAAGCACATATACAAATACCCGGAATTGATGCAAATGAATTTGGTAAAATTATGATTTATGTTAACGGTTCTTTAGTAGATTACTCTAGTGTAAGAGAACAAAAAGCAAGTTCAGATAGAATCTTTCAAATGATAACTGCAATTACATATTCTTTATCTGTGGGAGATTATGTAGAAGTGTATGCTTATCAAAATTCTGGCGATGCACAAAATGCTACTATGGCATATTTTACAGGACACAGATTAATAGGAGTATAATATGAGTGTAACAACAATACCCACAGCGGGGATAGCGGATGATGCAGTAGATAATACAAAGTTAGACCTTACTGCGAATTATGCATTTACAGGAACTGTAACTGGTGCAAGTGATATTGTTTTAATAAAAACAATAACTGTATCTAGTAGTGTAGCATCAGTAGAATTTAAAAATGGTGTCGATGGAGTTGTATTAGATAGCACATATACAAATTATAAAGTTGTAGGAAGTAATTTTGATACCACAGTTGCGGGTGATGAATTACTGGGTCAAATATCTAATGATACAGGTAGTTCTTATAAAACCTCTGGATATAGAGGAACCTCAAATCAAACTTATAACAATGGTAGTGCCTCTGGCACTGCGGTTCATAATTGGACTAATGGAATACAATTAGCAAGAAATATGGATACAAGTGCAACTGAAACAGGTTATTTTGAGTGGACTATAAATAAACCAAGCACATCAAGTTTACAACCATTATTATCTATTGGTACTAACAGAGATAATAATACCACGGCTTATGCTACTTTGTATATTTCTGGTGGATTTTATAATGATACAAACATTGTTGTAGATGCAGTTAGAGTTATATCAAGTTCAGGCAATATTGATGGAGGCGTATTTAAATTATACGGATATAAATAATGGGCTACCTAGGAAATCCAATCGTACAAGGTAACTTCTCTCAAATTGATGATTTGAGCGGAAGCTTTAACGGTTCAACAACACAGTTTACCATACAAGTAGGTAATGACACACAGATTATTGGTAGCTTAGCACAATTACTGATTCATATTAATGGCGTCTATCAAGTACCAGGCACTGCATTTACTGCAGGATCAAGTTCAGGTACAATAGCTTTTACCACAGCTCCTGCTTCAGGAGACACGTTTAGTGGTATTATCTTTGGTGATACGTTTGATGTGGGAGCACCGACAGATGCAACCGTGACAGCGGCCAAACTCACCAGTATCAACGGTGCGTATAGAAA